GCACAGAAAATACGATTACTGCAGGCGGCACGGCTGGGTCGGGCGGCGGCGGCGGCGGCGGCGGCGGTGCATCAACGGCAAGCGGACAGGCCGCAGGCTCGGGGGGCAACGGTGGCCTCTATGGCGGCGGCGGTGGCGGTGCCGGTAATGGCACTGGCTCACCCACTGCGGGCACGGGCGCGCAGGGCGCACTCATCATAACCTATACCGTTGCTGTTGCTGGTGCTGCTAACAACATGCTGGTTATGTTTTAAGTAAAATGCGCGGCAGCAAGTGTTGCACCGGGCGGTGGGGGTGATGGTAGTAGTACCACCACTTCAGGCGTTGGTGCGCGTGGCCAAGTTGTGTTTGCGTATACATAAGGGATTTAATTATGGGTATATCTAACACTTGGGCGATAGTGCGACTGGAGTGCTACCCAGAACTGGGCGGCAACGCCGATGTCGTTTTTACCGCGCACTGGACGCTGACTGCGACCGATGGAACCTACTCGACCAGCAGTTACGGGTCTGCGGGAGTGACGCTGGACCCTGATAAACCTTTTATCGCATACGCAGACCTCACCGAAACCGAAGTTGTGGGGTGGGTGCAGGACGCCCTTGGCAACGATGCAGTCGCGGAACTTGAAGCCAACGTGGCTCAACAGATTGAAAACCAGATCAACCCCCCGGTAGTGATCCTGCCTCTGCCTTGGTGATACCCACTGACATCCTATCTTGCTTCTGGCTAAGGCGGTGTTATTACGGTCGCAACCTATAGGATGTTACCGATGCCATTTAGTTCTGAGAGCGGGAAAGCTGCCATCAAGCAGCTAATGCGGCGGATCAAACCCCAAACTGGCCTAGACATCGGCTGCGGATCGGGAACCTACGCCAAACTATTTCCAGAAACCATATGGCATGGCGTTGAGGCGTGGGAGCCATATTTTGAAAAATACGATCTAAATAGCCTTTATAGCGAATTGTGGCTGTCTGACGTTCGTGAATGGGAGCCAACGCGCAATTACGATGTTGCCATTGCTGGCGATGTGCTGGAGCATATGGACAAAGAGGACGCGATTAAACTGCTCAAGCGGCTGCAATTCCACGCCACCTACGTCATCGTCAGCATCCCGATTGGCCACTACCCGCAGGGCGAATATGAGGGCAATCCATACGAGCGACATATCAAAGACGATTGGTCGGATGCTGAAGTGCGTGAAGCTTTTGGCGAGCCACTATTCGGCCAAGTGGATAACGAGATTGGCGTTTACCTCTATGGCAATAAGCCGGTCCCTCTAAAGATCTGCGTCTATGCCATCAGCAAGAATGAAGAGATGTTTGTCGAGCGGTTCTGCCATGCGGCACAAGCTGCTGACATGATTGTCATCGCAGATACTGGCAGCACAGATAAAACCACCGCCTTAGCTGAACAGTGCGGTGCCTCCGTGCATGAAATCTGCATTACGCCTTGGCGCTTTGACGATGCCCGCAACGCTGCCTTGGCCCTTCTACCCCGCGACATTGACGTTTGCGTCAGCCTAGATCTGGACGAGGAACTTCAGCCCGGTTGGCGTGATGAGATTGAGCGGGTATGGACTGAGGGCACTACACGACTTCGCTACGGCTTCGACTGGGGTAGCGGCATCGTGTTTAAATACGAAAAGATCCACGCAAGGCATGGGTATCGCTGGGTACACCCCTGTCACGAATACCCCACCCCGTACCTAATCAGCGAGCAGTATGCCGACACCGACATGCTGCTGGTGATCCACAAGCCAGATAACACTAAAAGTCGCGGCCAGTACCTCCCCCTGCTGGAGATGTCGGTCAAAGAAGATCCTATCGACCCCCGCAATGCCTTCTATTACGCCAGAGAACTCTCCTTCCACGGCCATTGGAACCGCGCCATCGAAGAGTGCAACCGCTACTTGGCACTGCCTGCAGCCGATTGGCCTAACGAACGCTGCTATGCCTACCGCGTTATTTCTCGATGTTATGACGCCCTTGGGGACTGGGAGGCGGCGATTAAAGCCGCAAGGCAGGGTGTCATAGAAGCACCCTATACCCGTGAACCTTGGTGCGAAATTGCAAAGCTCACTTACCAGCGCCATCAGTGGGCTGAGTGTTATGGGGCGGCTATGTCGGCTTTAGCTATTGAACAGCGCGAGTGGGTTTATACCGTCGATCCTGCAGTCTGGGGCGCGATGCCGCATGACTACGCAAGCATTGCTGCATACCATCTGGGGATGTTCCCAGAGGCGCTAAAACATGTTAAGCTTGCAATAGAACTGAATCCAGCCGATGAACGGCTCAAGAGCAACCTGACGCTTATTAAAGAGGCTCTTGGACAAGCCGGATAATCTTTGGTAAAGCCATTCAAACGCTTCGATAGGCAGGACGGCTATGACCACGCCACAGACCACACCACTGACGTACAATGGGTATGTCACTCAGATAGCCACTATGGCTGTCGTTGACACGACTACTGTAAGCAGTGTGGTTCAAAGCACTGATCCTGCATTTAATATCATAATTCCGCAAATGTTAAATTATGCCGAACTTAGGATACAAAGGGATCTTGATCTGCTTCCATCGCAGACCTCGCGGCCTTATACTATTATTAGTGCAAGTAATCAGCTTCAGCTTGACGCAGATGACTTTGTCACCGTTCAAACAATCACGATTAACTCTAGTGGTAATACTTACACGCTTCTTCCATCTACGAAGGAGTTTTTGCAAAATGTTTATGGATCATCAGCGTCTACCGCCATGCCAGCATATTTTGCTATGTACGGCGGCGACCTTGCTACTGGCGGCAATACTTATAATAACATTATTTTTGGCCCTTATTCTGACGCTAACTATAATGCTACTGTCACTGGCACAGTCCGCCTTCCGACTCTTTACCAGAGTGCGACAACGGCTTTGGCCGCTACCGCAACAACCTTTATAAGCGTCTACTTTCCGGATTTGTTGATACAGGCCAGCATGATTTACATCGCCCAGTACCAGCGCAACTTCGGTCAGGCTTCTAATGACCCGTCGATGGGGCCGACTTACGAACTGCAGTATCAGAACCTTCTCAGGTCTGCCGCAGTTGAAGAGGGCCGTAAGAAGTTTAGCGCCGCAGCTTGGTCATCCATGTCGCCCGCAGTGGCGGCTACACCGTCGAGGTAAGGCGCTATGGCACACGCAAGCGTCAAGCTCAAACCGGGCGTTGACCAGAACGAAACACCCGCGCTTAACGAAGCTGGCATTTCTACCAGTAACCTTATCCGGTTCATCTATGACCGCGCTCAAGGCGCTCTGATCCAGAAGCTTGGTGGTTGGACTAAATACTATCCAAACACCACGCCTGCGATTGTCCGCGCCCTTTGGGCTTGGGAAGATACGCAGGCTTCAACGCATTTAGCCTATGGCACCCAAAATATCAGCACATCGGCACAACTTGGCGTTATCACCAATGGCGTGGACAGTAATATTACACCGCGCTATGCGGATGATAATGTCGCTGCCTCAGCCTCGGCCACTTCCGGCAGTAGCTATGTTGTTATTACTGACATCACTACCACTGGCATTACAAATTATGACTCTGTTTATATTACGACGCAAATAGCTGTCGGAGGATTAGTTTTATTTGGTCAATATCCATGCGATCCTAACGGTTATATTGGTGGCACCAGCTTTACCATTCAAGCTTTAGATGTCCTTGGAAATCCTCTTGCTGCTTCATCTACTACCACCACAACAGTACTACCATTGTTCTCTGTTACTAGTGCGTCATCAACTGCTACCGTAACTTTAACTAATCACGGCTATGTGGTTGGAAGCACTTTCCCTGTTCTTATATCTACTACTGTTGGAGCGGCTGTTTTTTACGGTAATTATACAGTTCAAAGCGTTGTTGATGCTAACAATTTTACAATAATTACGTCAAACCTTCCGACATCTACAACCACTGGGTATCTTAACGCAAACAATGCCCACTATATCTACAGCTATGGCGTTGGCTCAATTCCTGCGGGCACAGGGTACGGAATTGGCGCTTATGGATCTGGTGGATATGGCACCGGCACTGCTGTTATTCCCAGCACCGGCACTGCCATTCCAGCCAGTGATTGGACTTTGGATAATTGGGGCGCATTGCTACTTGCATGCCCTATAGGCACCATATCCCCGCCATTTCAACCCATTTACCAATGGGACGCTGAGACAGGTTCTCCAACAGCAGTAGTTATTCCTAACGCTCCAGTGGTTAATGACGGCATCTTTGTTGCCATGCCTCAGCGTCAAATCATTGCTTGGGGGTCAACTTTCACTGGTATTCAAGATCCATTGCTCATCCGCTGGTGCGATGTTAATAATTATGACGCATGGACGGCAAATGTCACCAATCAGGCTGGATCATACCGCCTGCCAAAGGGTTCTCGGATTGTTGGCTGCATTCAGGGGCCTCAACAGGCTTTAGTTTGGACGGACATTGGCGTTTGGTCGATGCAGTACATCAGCCAGCCCTACATCTACAGTTTCAACGAAATCGGCTCAGGCTGCGGTATGATCGCCCGCAAGGCGGCAGCATCTATCAATGGCGTTGTCTATTGGATGGGGCCGTCGCAGTTCTTTTCCCTGACCAGCAATGGCGTTCAACCCGTTCCGTGCCCGATTTGGGACGTTATCTTCCAAGACCTTGATCAGACGCAAACTAGTAAAATTCGCGTGGCTGTTAACTCCCGCTTTAATGAAATCACATGGTACTACCCCACCATGAGCAGTGGCGGTGAAGTTACTGCCTATGTAAAGCTTAACGCTGGCTTGGGGACTTGGGACTTTGGCGCTCTTGGCAGATCTGCTTGGGTCGACCAGTCAGTTCTTGGTCCGCCAATCGGTGCTGATCCTACATCCCTGTACCTCTATCAGCATGAAACATCGACTAATGCCGATGGTCAGGCAATGAACTCAAACTTCCAAACTGGCTATTACGCTATGGCTGAAGCCGACGTCCTAACCTTTGTTGATCAGGTCTGGCCCGACATGAAATGGGGCTATTATGGCGGCACTCAGAATGCCACTATCAATATAACTTTTTATGTTACTGATTATCCGGGCCAAACACCCCGCACTTATGGCCCGTATGCCGTGACTCAAAGCACAAAATTTATTACGCCCCGTTTTCGCGGGCGTTTGGTGTCCATTAATATATCTAGCACTGACATTGGGTCATTCTGGCGGATCGGCAACATGCGGTATCGCTTGCAAGCAGACGGGAAGTTCTAATGTCATCACTGTCTGATATTTTCACAGTCGCCAAAAACGTAGTTACCGCCATCAATGGCTTAGCTCAGACTTATCTGAATGTTCAGGGTTTGCAGAATAGTGGTAGCCTGACTGCGCCGACCCTTGTCCAGCTTGGATTGGGCCGTGTTGCTACGGTTTCTGTCACTGTCGCGGGCAGCGCAGTTGGCCGAATCTATGACGCAAATACCGCGACTTCGACAACCAATCCTGTCTATGTTATCCCCATGACCGTTGGTGTTGTTTTTGTAAATATGCCAGTTGGGCTTGGTTTAGTAGTCGCACCCGGCACTGGGCAGTCCGTCGCCGTCAGTTATTCGTGAGGTTCGTATGCCGCTTCTGAAGGGTAAATCGCAGAAAGTGATCAGTGGCAACATTGCTGAGATGATCAAGGCTGGCCATCCACGCGATCAAGCCATCGCTGCGGCTCTATCAACGGCGCGTAAGGTGCGGGCGTATGGCGGATCTAATGACGCTGATACCCCCTCACCTCAGAACACCGAAACGCAGTCACGGGTGGGCAAGGTAAACTTTGATCAAGAAAACGGTATTGGATCAGTACCCCTGAACCAGAACGTCAACTATCGCGGCTTTACAGCCATGATGCGTCCTTCAAAGTTTTTGGAACTTGCTACACCTCTTGATGAACCAGAGAAGAATAGTGTTGAGCATATTAAAAAGGCGATGGGTGAGGGCAACGCAATTGGCTCACCTTTCATTGACTTAGATTTCAAAACGGGCCGCGTTAAGGGTCATGAAGGTCGGCATCGGATGCTTGCGGCCCAATCTGTAAATGGCGACGATCATGTTCCCGTGCATATCTTTGGCCGTGGGGAAGACCGCGCCCGTCATCTTGATGAAAAAGCTATCCATGCTCTGCGCCGCCATATGACTGGCCAAGAAGGCCATAGTTCGCATGGCAACTTCGCTGATGCATTTCACATGGGCAAAGTTGTTCCTGAAATTGCTAAAGCCACTGGTGGCGGTCTTTATGCCAACATCCACGCCAAGCAGGAGCGGATCGCGCATGGCTCAAAGGAGCATATGCGCAAGGTCGGCAGCAAGGGCGCACCTACGGCAGATGCGTTTAAGAAGTCTGCGCGTACCGCCCGTGCCACTGGTGGCGCTACTATGGACGAAACTAAGGTCCACACTGGCCCCATCCACAGCGCCGTTGCAGGCCGCACGGATCACCTGCCAATGAATGTGCCGTCAGGATCCTATGTGATCCCCGCAGACATCATTAGCGCCATGGGCGAGGGCAACACTATGGCTGGCTTTAAGCATATGCGCCGTAT